TGTAGTCTACATAATGATGCCATCTGTTAAATCTCCATGTAACCCTTGCAACATCTGGGTGCATATCCTGTAGCATTTGACTCTTTGGCAATGTCCCTTCTTTTTCATAAAACTCATCATTATTACCACCTTTGTCTTTTTGAGTTGTTTTTTTAGCCTGTAAAAAAGCATTAAACTGCACTGTACACCAGCCATCTTTTAAAGCCCTTAAAGATAAATCAGTGTCCTCATTATACCTTCCTCTCCACCTGTATGGGATGTCATTTCTAATAAGTAAACAACTGTATATCCTTGTATTAAGTACAAATGGAGGCACTTCCCTGTACCAATGGCAAAACTTAGTATAATTAAGGCCAGAAATAGCAATATTTTCATATCTGAGTACAAAGTCCTCTGAACAGCGAAACAAAGCACCATCTGAGCATCTTATCTTTTTATTATCATTGAATCTTTTAAAACAATCAATATTATCATCCATTACCCAGTGCCAATCATACCCAGACTCTATTGAATGATCCCAAGCATAATTTCTAGCCGCTCCCGGGCCATATCTTTCATCATTATCATCCCAAAATCTGTCATATTCATTTATATACCTTTCTGGAAGAATAAGAACGTTTTTCTTAGGGACTACATTGCAATAATCGTCATATTCATGCTCTTCTACAATTATTTTAAAAGGAACTCCCATCTTCTGAAGGCTTCTGCTTGTAGGATTATTATTAAAACGACCCTTTGAAACAACATAAACAGGAAACTGAGGATTCTTTTTTACAATGTTTTGACTGCTTTCATAATGCAAATGATGTCTTTTTTCAAGTCTTGGATACCATGCCTGCTTTTTATCTATCTTTTGGTTGCCATCAAAGACCTGCTCTCCCTTGTAAATATGTTTTTTAACAAGAAAATGGAATTTTTCATAATCCTCTTGGTTTCTAAACTTAAATTTTGCTGTTATTTGAGCTTCAGGCTGTTCTACGCATATATATTCAGGCATGCCAACCCATTCATCATAAGGTTGATTAATGCTATATTGGCCACCAAACAAGTCTTCCTGACTATACCCCACTGTAAAACTTCCTTGGGTCTTCATTTTTATTCCTAATTATTCTAATAATTTTATTGCTTAGGCCAATACAGTATTTACAGGACAAATATCTACCTGTAACGTCATTAAAACACCTGTAGTCTATTGTTTTAACCTCATAAGTCCTACAATGATCACATTTCCTCATTTTTTTCCTCCTTTTGTGTAAACCCTACTGCTAATGGAGATTCACTAATATCAGGAGCTACCTGTTTACAGTAATTAGCCAGTAAAATAGCATCAGCAGTTTTTAACGTCACTTTAACATTGGGATATAAGCTTTGCGCTAAGTGTTTTAAGCGTGTTTTACGAGCCTTTTTATCTTTAGGTAAGCTACCATAAGACTTCATCCACATTTGAGGCGTAACCTCCTTATATGGGACTCCCTGAGATGCTAATATCCCTAACCATTGGCCATAGTTCATACCAAACTTAAATGTACTTGCTACTCCTTGACCCGGCATGCTGTGGACTCTTTCAATAATGCAAAACATGTTTATACAGTCCCATTTAGCATTTTTAATATAATCAGCCATGTCTTTAACTGTATCAGGACAAGCTGTAACGTCAATATGGCCATTCTCTATAATAGCAACCCCTCCATTTATCCCGGGATCAATTCCAATGTTAATCATCTATTACCTCCTTTAGATGAATCCAACCTGACGAATCAGTCACTTCATAGACAATGTTTAAACGCTCTCTTTTTGGTGAAGTCGTTATTGTGTACTGGTACATAGAAAGACCACAATAATTGATAGATGGCGTTCCTTTATTATGAAACCAACTTTTTTCCACAGGTATTTTTAAAATTACTTTTGGTTTTTTCATGTCACAATTTTGGTGCAAATATTCTACGATGTGGTTTGTACTGAATTGTTATGTAGCTACACTCTTTCAACTTCTTAATCCAGTTAGAAATAGTAATGTCAGTAACTCCATATTTATCAGCAAACCAACCATTACTGGCGAAACAAAAGCCATGCAACTTAGCCAAGCCACTTATTTCGCCATATAACAGTCTAGCACCAAGGGGCAACCTTTTGTCGTACCTGACCCTCGCAGGCACTATAACGTATGGTGCTTTTTTCATTCATCTAAAATGGGGTGTCTTCTACTTTATACTTAGGCTCACCATTTGGTAATGTCTGTGAAGCTATCCATCTTGCTACATGAACATTGCATTTCCCATTCATAAGATCGACAATATCAGCCACATATTGCTTTGGTATCCAGTAGTTTTTAGTAGCATCATAGTCATTTGGATCACCTGTAAACGTAGGAGGCAGAAACAAAATAGCTTTTTCTGTTTCCTTTCCTTTCTTTAAATCGTTAATCCAAACAAATTCATCCTCTGGCGGCGTTCCTTTCTTCAGCTTAGTTTCGCTATCACTTTCTTCTAATTCATCTATAAAGGGGTCATTTTCAGCCTCTTTGTGCTGTTCCTGCGCCTTCTCAGCAATCCTATCAGCTATATCCATTGCTGTGTCCTGCTTTTCTTCTTCTTTCTTAACTGAAGGGTCAGGCTGGGGCTTAGAGGCACTTGTATGTGTAGTTGTGGATGCCTCTGTGGAGCTACCCCAGCCTTTTGGTTGCCAATCTCTATCAACGTAACCATTGTCAAGATCAGCCCAATATTTTCCCATTGAATACAGATCCCGACCTATTCCATAATGCACTGCGGCACGTTTAAACGCATCTGAAGCCTGCCCTTTTTCAGCATCTACTTCAGTTTCTATACCACAGTCAGTCTTTTTAGTTACTTTTCCATCTGGCCAAGTTACTTTGATTGTGCAAAACATTTTATTCCCTGTAAAATTATATGAACCACTCCAATTATCTTTTCCAACTGCATAATCAAGCCTGTCCATTACAAAACGTGCATCTACATAAGCCAGCATACAGGCCTTTGTGCCACTTCTATTCTTAAAACCAACCCTGAACTGCACTCTGTCTTTTGGGGTAGGCTCATTTAAGGCATTAATTACCTCTTGATTTGTTTTCATTATTTTCCTCCTGTTGTTACTGTGAATTTATCGTCACGATCCTCTACAGAAACGCCCAATGGAACGTCACCTGTCTCTTTAATATATTTCATTATAGCTTTTTTATCAGGGTCATATTTAGTTACTATTCTTACTAACTCCTGCTTATCTCCTAATGCTCTAAAAAACTCATCCCTGTCCTCAATTATTAATAAAGGCTGTTGCTTTCTTGTTTTTAAAGTACCATTAGGAAAGCTTATTGTTTTGATTTCTGGGTCTTCTAACTTTTTATAAGTAAAGAAAGAATAAAGCAGTGCAGTCATTTTATCAATGCGCCTTTCATGCTTTGCCACTATTGCGGCCTGCCAATCTTTTAAACTTTCCACTTCTTTTTCTAATTGCCTGTTCACATCATCAACCTTTTGCCTTTCCCTCTCTATTACATGCAATAAGGCATCAACCTGAACTTCATTATAGTCTTGCTCTTGCTGGTCAACTTCTGGATCAGCAATGCCATTTACAATCTCCTCATAATATGAATCAATGTTGTTTGTGACATTTTCAGCCATTATACCCTCCTGTTAATTTTCAATATTTGTGAATAATAAGCGTTGGCCATTTGCATCTTCACGCATTTTATTTCTTGCCTGCATCAGCAAACTCCTCCTCCTACTGATAACAGCAATCCTTTCCTTTAGATTGTCTATTGTAGGCTCAAGCTGGTCTGCTGTCTTAGCATAGAAAAAGCCTAATGAACCAGAGGCTATAGGCAACCCCTCATCCCTTAATAGGCCTACTGCCTCACGAACAACCCTATTGCTTATGTTGTATAGCCTCTCAAGCTTTCTTGAAACTATTGGGTTAGCAAAACTTGAATTAAGCTTTAAATAGATGCCTATCCTATCTTTCATTATGAGAGCTTCGCTACTGTGATGTTTTTTGCTCATTTTCATCCACATACTTTTTCATAAACTTTTTGAGAACTTCATTCCCAGATTTGTTATTTAGTTTGCATGCCACCAAAAACTTTGTTCTCAGCTCTTGGTCAAGGCCAATTATCTGGAATCTATGGTCTTTTGCTGGCAATGTTATTTTTATTGCTGTATCTGACATAATACCTTCCTAATTAATTAATGCTACCATAACTATAATAAAAACAATAATTATTATGTAGCGTGTTCTCTTATTTACGTTCACATCTTCTATTAAAGCATCTCCAACTATAAAAAACAAAAAAGCCCCTATAGATGAAAATAAAAAAGAAACTGCAAAAATAAACAAGTTTGCAATTATTTCATATATTTGCATAATTCAATCTATAAACTGTTATAATTCTAATGCAAGTTATATTTACTATAATTATGTTCTTGCATCTAATTGTTATAAGTGTTACATTCCAAATAGTTATGATTTTAATTAACAAACAAAAGGAGTTAAAAATGAAAACATACGATGTAATTAAAGTTGAAAATGGTTATCAGGTAATTTGGTTTTGGGCAAATGACTATATAAAAACAGGCTTTAAGTCATTGGAGAATTATGTGGATAATGGATTTTTTAAAGATAAAAATGATGCTGAAAACTATGCTAATGAATTAGAATTTTTTGGCGAAGGAGGCGAGTAATGACTCAAGAACAAAAAGACCTGCTCATTGAGCTTGTAAGGGTAGAAAGAAGAAGGCTTCATGGTCTTAGATTAGAATTTTCTTCTGATAGTAATGAACAAAAAAAAATATGGATAGAAATACATTTATGTAATTCTACTTTACTATCTTTAAAAGGAGGTAAGTAATGAGCTATATACAAAAATCCAAAATAAAGGCCTTTGTTAATTCAAAGGGTGTTAGGGTTAGCCCAGAAGCTTTTGATGGCATAAACAGGCAAATAGAGGCCTTAATGGAGCAAATGGTTGATAAGGTTAAGGCTGATGGAATGAAAACATTAATGAGCCAGCACACAGGGGTAACAAAGACAGAATCAAAATCATCTGTTCATGGCAGGATGTGTCAAAGGTGTTGCAACGTTGATGATGCGTTTTTGGGCAAAGCCGCTAATGAACAAAAATGGTTTTATCAAGAAGTAGTCATTTGTGCAAACCATTACAATAAGAATAAAAAGTATGATCCTAAGTGGGCTACTAAAAATGGCAGAATAAATAACTTTGTAAATGGGGTCAAGGTATGAGTTGGCAAAGGATGGAGCAACTATCTTCTCCTAAAAGATTAAACGTAGATCGTGATAGCGTTAAAGTCTTTTATAAGAAGCTAAAGAAAATAATGAAAGCCAATGGAGTTAGCACTAAAGACTTGACTATGGCCACATGTAAGAGAGAAATGCAGTTGCAAAATCAGGAAGAAATATGGAGCAATGACATTTATGAAGTTAACGTTAACAGGGAAGACGACATTGTCCATTTAAGCCTGAAAAATTATCAAAGGACAACTGATATCCCTTGGCAACATAAACAATGGATTAAGAATGATATTATGGGGGAAGAGTATGAAGCCTGCGAACTCTTCCCTGCTGAATCAAGACTTGTCAATACAGCCAATCAATATCATCTTTGGTGCTTTCCAAAAGGGACTATGAAGTTTGGATGGAATCAAAGGTTTATAAGCAACGAAACGCCTACAAGCCAACTGGGAACAGGGAAGCAAGACCTACAGAAAAGATAGAGCGTTTAAACATCCCCATCTGGGAGCAAGACAGCAGGAGGGTTTTCGTCAAGCTCCCTTCAGGGGAATTATTAAAATTCTTCTGATAACGTTAAGCCTACATTAAAAACATTGTGGGCTGACTGAGACATTTCCAAAGACTCCTGATCAAACCTTGCAAAAATATGCTCACTCTCTGCATTTGCTCCTGTTGAGCTATTATCAATGCTAAATATAAATGGCCTATTGTTTCCATCTACCATATTCCAGACCCTACCAATAAAAGTGTTATCATCATAATCGACAATGCTGTATTCATCAGGCATTACATCAGTGTTATTAAGATAGCTAAATTTCATATCATAGGATATGCGCCCACCATGATTTGAATGGCCACTTCCTAATCCAAAGGGGCTTCCTGATGATCTTCCAAAGCTTGTAGTGCTTGCAAATCTTTGGCCACCTAAAGACTCTTGAATTTTTGTCTTGTCGTATATGATCGACCTTTTTACCGCCATATCAGGCGCAAAGGGCATGTCATAATAAGTCCCTATCATTATTCCCCCGCAGGTAAAGTCCGTACTTGCATTCCAAGTAGTGTCTCCCTCAAACTGTATTCCCCAATATTGTAAGTCTTGTTCTGTGAATGTAATAATTGTAGTCCCATCTGAAGCAGGCGTAACTGTTACAGTTTTATTAGAATCACTTGCCGCTATCGTGTCAGCATTTACAACTTCTGAAACAGTTACTGAACCCCAATTTATGTCAGAAGTTTCTGCCCCACCTCCATCTAAAGAAGCATTGTCACTTGTATGATTTCCAGCCACTACTTTAAATCTGCCATCTGAGCTATTTAAATTATGATTTAATATTGCAATAAAGTTTTGTTTATAAGAAGCATCTTGAAACTCTATTTGCGTTAATACATGCCCATCTGTATCGCTACTTGTGTCAAAAGTAACAGTATTCAATGGCCTTAAATCAAACAAATCTTCTACTGTATTTGTCGCTGGCAATCCTACAAAATAAGTGCCTGAATCAGTTGCAGTTATAGAAGCAATAGAATGACCTCTTGCGTAATGGTAACTTGCTAAACAACTGTAAAATCTGGGCGTGACTATGTTCATATTAGCCATCTATACACTCCTTGCTTTAATAGACAGTTTTCCAACTGATCTTTTTGTATCTGTAATTATGAATTTTAAATTTCCCCAGTCATTATTAGTTAATGGTTTTTCAGGAAACATATTTGTATTGTTAAAATCTATAATAGAACCAACTTCTATAGGCTCTAAACTGGAGTTAACCCATTTTGCAGGGTTTATAATATTAAAACTAATTTTTAAATAAACATCTCCAAACAAAGCATTCTGGTAAGCCGCAAAAGAAGTGTTTTTATTATCGTTAGTTGGGTCTGTATCCCCTACTGCGTTTTCGCTGGCAGTTGTTACAAGCATATCTAAATTAACATTTTCAATATTTTCTTTTTCTTGAATATTATAATTTTTTCTTGATGAAGAATTAACAGCCGTAAGAGTGCTTTGATATGTTCTTTTTGCTGGATGAACATTATAATTAATTACTTGTTTTGTAACAATATCAGAAGGGCTAGAAGTTGTTAACGACACTGCTCCAATATCGTTTTTATTAAGGGTTAAAACACTAGAAGGGCTGTTGTCTATATGGATATACTGAGGTTGATTAAAATCGCCTTGTTTAAACCTAAATACAAATTGTCCTTCATACTGAGCTTTTTCTAATACGTCTTTTAATAGCTTTGGTTTATGACACCACCATCTAATTTTCCAATCACCCCTAACTGCCGCCATACTTTGCCAGCCGTCAATATTTGTATTGGGGTCTGTAGCTACATCAATCCCACAAAATCTATTAAGCAAATCAAGATGAGCTTCTTGTACCCTAATTACGTCTCCACTTGTCCCTGTCGTACCTTGAGTAAGTCCATCTGAATCAGTATAAAGCCATTTTACTGATTTTACTCTAGCAGAAGCATCTGTTGTATCGTTGTATCTATCAATCCTTGAAGTAACTGCTACCCTGACATCATAAACAGTCAATGTGCTAAAAATATTAGAGGAAACACCTCCACTTCCATCTACAGAAGAAGAAACGACTCTTTTAAATCTTATAGAAAGCCCATTATCATAAGGATATTCAGAAAACTCTGTAGCTGTAACTGCTCCATTTGTTGAACTTGTTTGCTCTGCTATCGTTGTAGCATTACCGCTACCTGTAGCCCCATTTACTAAATCAGCGCTTCCATTTGTCGCAAATGTAGTTCCATCACTTATTCCTGAATCAGTTGCAGTCCCAGAAGCATACCTACTGTTGTTTGTTATTGCCCAAGAATTATTAGCAAGACCAGAAGTGTTTGAAGTGACTCCATAAAAATTAGTCATTTTCCATCTTACCATTATTGTCATTCCATAGTTATCAGAAGAACTTGTTATGTCTGGAGGATCATCCATAGCCTGAAGGTTAAAAATATTGTCTAACGTCAACGTATTTGTCTGTCCACTTTCATTATCATTCATTGTAGCCTCTTCACCACCATTTGAACTGGTATGGTCTACGTCTCCATCTATCATATTCCCTATACTGCTAAATGTTTTAGAAACTGCTCCAAGAGGTTTTAATTTAAAATGCCTTTTTAAATGCCATTTTGTTTTTAAAATATATCCATTTTCATAGCTTTCAGCATCATGTTTATCTACAACAGGAATAAACGCATCAAGTCCCTCATCATAATATCTTAAAAACCTATTATTGCTACCAAAATCAAAAGGCAATAAGCACTTATAATAATATCCATACCTGTCAACCTGAACAGGAAACAAGCTTTGCCCTACCCCTGAAGCTGTGTTTGGAAATTTTAAATTATTTATGTATTCAGTATCTGTAGAGGTTAAATCAGAATTATATGTACTTGGTTGTCCTTGAAAGTCACCATAAACTACAGGAAAATAGTTGTTTGTAGTGGTTGTCTGGGTTTGAGGAATAGAAATATTGTCCCAAGGCCTGTGGCTAACCATTGAAATTTTTATAGTGTCGCTTGATAGTGAAATATCACTAATCCTAAAAGAAGCAATTAAGGTTTTCGCCCCATTGTTAATTACGCTGTAAACATTTGCAATCCTGTTTATATACTTGTGGGTGACAGTTAGCTCTTGAGATACTAAAGCCCCCTTATAGGTAAAATCAGGAAAAGTTATAGAAACATTGCTTGTCTTGTTTATTGATTTTTTTAAGTCAATAGATTCTCTAATGCTTGGAGTGTTTGTTATAACTCCATGATAAAAAGTACCTTCATCTGTGTAGTCTGAGAAAGCTAATGGTAAAAAATTATGCCAGTAAATTGGAGCATTGTCGCTATGAGATGCCGCAGTTGTTCCTTTTACTCCTCTTGTGACCAGAACATTGTCTGGGGCGACCATACTATGTATGTACATGACTTCATTATCAACTTTAATAAAATCTCCTACTTGAAATACGCTTTCATCATCTACATCAAAACCCTCTTCAGTAGTATTTAAAGCTTCTCTTGCTAAATTAGGATTTCCATCTGCTTGTTTTACAGCATCAAATCCACCATCTCCAGAACCTTGAGCATCCCCATTATAAAACCCTAATTGGAATAACCAATTTTCTTTAATATTAGACAGTTTTATTGAAGAAGGATAAGCCATTAAGCAAGATTCATGCGTTGAGCTTTTTCAATAGCAGGAATAATCGTATCTACTATGCTTTCATCTACAAGTGGAGCAGAAATATTAAGAGTAATGCCTCCCATGCCTCCTGCTAAATTTTCCTGTTGAGCTTGATTTAATATAAGCTCCCCTGCTGTGGCTTTCACTGGGACAACATCCCCAAGATTAGGATCACCCTGAACAATACCACCCTGAGCAAATTGTTGAGATTCTATATTTGCAACATTTGCCAAGCCTGCGGCTGTTACTGCGGCGGCTAAAACATAATTAAAAGGAGGAGGAGCAGAGGCCAGCGCTTTAGTGGCGGCTGAATAAGTGTCTATTATAGCGCCAGCTTGCGCCAATCTTTTGTTTACTAAAGCAGAACCCTTAAACGCTTCATTAAGCTGTCCTAAACCCCCTATTAACTGAGAAACAGCGTTAGCTTGAAATGAGACTTCATCTGCTCTAATCTGCTTTTTTTGCTCTGCTACAAATCTTGCAATATCAGTTTCATGCACCCCTGCCTGTTCAAAAAGCTTTGCTTGCTTGCTCATCATTACTCTACGCATGGCAAAGTCAGTATTGAACATCCCACTCATCTGCTCATTAAACGACTGCCTTATCTGTATTTTTTCATCACTTGATAGCTCTTCTTGTGTTTTAACAAAATCTATGGCATCTATCTCAGCCCTTCTTATTTCATTAACAGCTTCGATTGTTTCACCTAAACTTCTGTAAGACTCTTGAGTGCTTTCGTTTGCTGTCTGTTGTTTTACACTAGATTCTTCTGCCTTAATTCCCAAAGAATCTAACGTTTCAGCTAACTTATTTACAAAGTTTGCATGCTCTTCTAAGGCTATATTCCCCTCTATTTCAGCCTCTTTGTAAGTATCCACAGCATCTGTTGCCCTTGCCAACTCTGCCTGTATAAAAGTAACCATTTGCCCAAGCTCAGTAAATGATTCTCCAGTTTTTTCATTCATTTCTGCCAAAATTTCTTTTTGCCCATGCGTTTTATTAGCGGCCTTTGCTAGTTCTTGATACTTTGAAGCCTGCAAAGCAAGATTTTCTTCAAGGCTTTTACCAGAATCAATAGCGACTCCTGTTCTTATTGATAGTTTTTGCAGTGAGTCCTCAGCTTGAATAGAAGCCTCTGTTTGTTCCCTAAATGCCTCTGCTGATTCTTTTAATTTTTCAGCTATAATTTCCTCTTGAACAGCAATTCTGATTTTTTGCCTATATTGATCATTTACATTTTTTAAAGACTTTTGAATTTCATCTGCTGACAATTTTTCCCTATTCATGTTCTGTAAAAAATCTGGGTATTTTTTATCAATTTCACTAATTAATCTTGACCTGACTTCTTCTTTGTCTATATTTCGAGCTAAAGCCTTTGCTAGATTTGTTAATTCAGCCTGATCTCTTCTTAGCTTTTCAGAAGTTTTTAATTTTATAAAATTATCAAAGCTTCCCACAAGAGAAGTCATTTTTACTGTTGCTTTTTCAAGCCCGGGAGAAAATCTTTCAAAAATAGATATCCCAAGGCCTTCCATTGCGCTATTTAATAACGTTGCTTTTCCAGCTAAATTATCAAGCTGGATATCTGCCATCCTTTGAGCCGCACCACTTGCATTATCAAAGGAAGTGGACAATTTTTCTGTAGCATCAACCCCATCTAATAAAACGCCAAATGCAGAAATCGCTCTTTGCCCCACAAGGTCTTTCATTTCAGCAGTTGTTAAACCTGATTCTGAAAGCTTATCAAAAGCTTTTTGCAAATCTTCAGAGCTTTTTACAGGAAATCCTATTTTTTCGCTTAGTTTAGAGCTTTCATTTCCAAGCTCAAGTAATATGCGCCTTAATGAAGTTCCAGCCATAGAACCCGAAATACCAGCGTTTGCAAGCGTTCCAAGCATTGCAGTAGTGCTTTCAACATCTAATCCAACCTGTTTTGCCACAGGAGCAACATATTGCATAGAATTTGTAAACTTGTCCATATCTAATGCTGAAGAACTAAAGGAAGCCGCCATAGTATCTGTCACCCTCGAAGTTTCAGAAACATCTAACCCAAAAGCTCTTAATGTTTGCCCTGCAACAGCCGCAGACGTAGCCAAATCAGAACCAGAAGCAGAAGCAAGGGCTAACGTGTCTTTTGTAACCCCCTGAATTTCTTTGCTCGTAAAGCCTAACTTTGCAAATTCTGTTTGAAGCTGGCCTACTTGGGTTGCTGTAAAAACAGTAGTTGACCCTAAATCTTTTGCATTTTTTTCAAGCGCTTGAAGCTCTTTACCTGATGCTCCAGAAATAGAAGCGACATTTGACATTGTTTTTTCAAAGTTTGCCCCAACTCTAATCACTCCAGAAATAGCTTTTGTTGCCGCTATAACGCCTACAGTTGTCAACCCAAGCTTTGCAACCATCCCCCCAAGAGCAGAAGAGCCTCCTCTCGTTGAGCTTTCTAATCTTTTTGTTCTAGCCTCTAATTCAGAATATTGCTGTTTTAATTTTGCAACACCCTTTCCTTGAAATTCTATTATTTGCTTATTTGTTGCCACGCTTCTTCATTCTCCTTACCTCATGCTCAGTTACTATAGACTTGATAATAAAATGCTTTTGAATCCATATCTTTGGCGTATCCCCATATCCTCCTGAATATGGAGGCGTGTTTGTGTCTTTTGAATAAGAATATCGCTTAATATCACTTTGGAATTTAGCATCAAGAAAGTTATTTATATTTGAAAAAAAGGGAATTTGGGCGTAAGTGTCTAAATAAGCACCCCCAACGCTGTTTTTATTGTGGTCTACAGCTTCATAATAAACCCTTAATAAATAAGAGTTTAATTCTTCTTTATTGTTAAAGGTTACAACGCCTTCACCAGAAAAAACTGACTTTGCTTTATATGGAAACGCATTAAACTCTGGCCTATCTTCAGGTGAGCCTAAAAGGCTACAGACAGCGTTAATGCCTAAAAATAAGCCTTCTACTCCCCCAGCGTTTGCACATCCTGAATAAGATTCATCAAATCATCTTTTTCTTCTAAGGTAAGTTCTTTTATTACGCTATCAACAGGAGTGTCATTTGCTTCTTTGTAGTTTTTAAAATCTCCACCTCCCAATCCATAGCGAATCCACTGGGTGCGTGCTTTAGATGAATTTTTTATTGTTTTTATTGATCCATCTTGAAATATAATTTCAGGAATATCAGTACACTCATCAATCTGGTCAACTGACATCTGTTTTATTTTTACTTTACGACCTGATTTTAATTTTTTATCAGTCATATTTCCCTCCGTTTAAACAGTTTCTATTAACTCATTTTAAAAACAGCAAGATTGGCATCTCCATCTGTCCCTGCTGTTGCCCTCCAAGGAATCTCAACGAACATCCCTTCATCAGCAAAGTCAATGTTGTGTCCTGTCATTCTTGCATTTGGAATTGAAAAATCCCAAGTGCCTCCATCATTTAAAGCAATAGCATAATTTGTATTTGCTTTCCAATCTGCTAAGGCATCTGCTGAATTTGCTTCATACTTAACAGTAATTGATCCAGAGATATCATATAAGCCTGCTCTGTTATATCCATCTGCCTCTGCGCTTGTACCTTGCCACGCTACTCTATTAGCAGGGTTTGATATTGTGCATGTAAAAGCTGAAACAGTCATTGCATGCCCCCCCACTGTTAAAGTGGTAAAGTCAAACAAACCTTTTTCATAATTCACAGCAGTTGTCGCCCCTGTAACGCCAGAGTCTTTAACAATAGGCTTATATCCACTATAAAATTGCCCTGAAGCGTGTAAACGACCAGCATCCGTTGCCATGTCCATAGAAAGCGTTAAATTTTGTAAAACTGCTGAGTGCATTATCTGATCATCAGCCGCAAGCCCAGAAGTAGTAGGAGGGGCAACCAATAAGACTATCCCAACATTGTCAGCAGTAGTTGATCCATGAGAATAATCATTTGTCGTATTTGCGACAGTAGGAGATATAGTCACTGTGCCTGTACAGTCAGCTACGTCAGTTGCTAAACTTAACAAAGTTTGAAGCATTACTTCATTTTCTACTAGATAATCAAAATCGTATGTCCACACACCAGAGCCATAATGACGAATTAAATCCCCATCCTCTAATGACCTTCTGCCACTTCTTAGCACTTCTGCTGTTTGGAAACCCCCATCATAATTAATTCCACTAATCTGGGCAACTCTCATAAACAATCTTGAGCCACTTACAAAATCAGCATCTGCTAAATTACCATCTCCCCCTATGGCTAATGCAGAAACGTCTTGCTTCCCGACCACTAATTGATATTCTCTTCCTGATGCGTTGGTAGCCATAAGCTATCTCCTTTACACTTCTTCTATTAAGTTATTAACAAGCAAATAGTCCATTCTTTTTTTCGTAACGCCTTTAAGTTCGTCACTTTTGCCCCCCAACATTGCCTTATATTGATCTTTACTAAGCATCCTGTCTGAAACAGTGCTTTTAAATAATTTTGTGGCTTTATAAGCCTTCTTTTTTGATGTTTTACTCATTTTCTACCTCTAATTTAATTTAATTTGCACGACTTAACCTACATGAAAATAGAAATCTAGCTACATGCAAGCTGTCAACGTCAGCCTCACCCTCTGTAAACTCATCAAAGGTAATGCTTGAAACAGTCCCATCATGCCAAGGGAATGAAGATGCGTTATTTTCTTTGTTATTAAAAAGAAGTTGATGTAACCTTTCTGAGTCTGAATATAATTGCTCATAAAACCTCTCATCTCCTTCTTCTCCTATTGAATACAGGGAAAGCTCTACATTGTAAAGCCTCCTCCATTCGTTTGCTGTCATCAAATCTGTTTCTGAGCTTTCCCCCCAGAGCCTTATTGAATATGTCCCCATATCTTTATAGTCAGGGGACACATAAACTGTGCAAGACCTATCAGTAACAATAATTGATCTCAGCTTTTGCAAAACATTGTCGTAGAAAACATTATTGTACGTTGTTCCAAGAACCAATGCCATTAAAACCTCATCTTCCTATGGCCTGCTCTCTGATATCCCCCCTTGACACCTTTTCTTCCAACATGCCATGACCCCCTTGAAAGATTGATATTGCCAGCTTTACCTGTTCTAACGTCTTCCCCATAGCCATAGACTTCAATCTCCCATTCATCATTAGCTGTTGCTGTTGTCGCATCTGTAGCCCCTGCAAATCTTATTTCTAAGCCACCAGCGCATTGCTGATAGTCTCCATTTATAGTCTCAGCACTAACCACTTGAGTGGCTTTTAAATCTGTAGAAGATTTTTCCCACACAGAATAAGTTGCTGTACCAATAGCACCTGCATCTATTATTTTTACCTTAATTAAATCATAAGTCCCTGTGTATGACCCTCTTGTTTGGATTGGCCTAACTTTTCCTGATGTGTAAGTGACATCCCTAATAACACCATAAGAAGAATCCCCTGTAACAGAATTAGGAAGCTGTATTTCCCCACTTTTTAACCCTGATAAATACTCATTCGCCTCTTCCATAAAGGCATCAGCTACTTCGCTTATAGGGTCATCAGCTTTTAACATCATCCCAACAGCCACCAAAGCAGTTGTGCGCTTTATTATATATGGATAATTACCTTCTCTATCTAAACTTATTTCTGCTGTCATCCTTGAGTCAAGTTTTGACTCTACGAACCTGCTTGCATTCCTCCTGTGCCTCTGTTTAAACGTTGTGGCATCCTCTCCAGATTCCATGATCATGTCATTGGGGCTTGTCGCACTGTTGTAATAGTACACAGCATCTAAAGTAGATTCATAGTACCATTCCCCATTAGTGTTTACTTCCCCACTATTTGCTTCTGCACTGCCTAAATCTTGTCCATCTACAAAAAGCTGAGTGACTAATCCACAATTATCTGATCGGTATAAATTACTGCTATGAACTACCCAACTATATATGCGAGTCTTAGAGTCTGCTGACTTAATTTGTGGATATACGTCATATATATCTCTATCTGTGCAATATTCAATAGTTGATGTAACAGCCATAGCCTACCTCTTTTTTCTTTTTAACAACCTCTTGCCTTTTTTCTTTTTTGAAGGGCGACCCCTTTTTGAGCCATAAGTCCCTTTGCCCATTGGCATAAAAATCCCCTTTTTGCTAGTCTAACTTATTAACAACCTTAATTATTTCTTTTACAACCTTATCATCTTTTTTTGATGGGGTAACTTTTGCAACTATTTGCATAATTTTAATTAAAAAATTCTTTAACCCATGTTTTTTGACTTGCTTGTCTATATATCTACTTAGAAGACTCATTTGATTTCCCTGCTATTTTAAATATTGCGCCCTTGACAGATGTCCAAATTAAATCATCCCAAGCAGATGGGCTTAACGCCACCCCTTTGTCAATAGCCAATATTACGATTAAAACATATTCCCAATTATTAAGCACCCATTCCATTTTATACCTCTTATTTTAAGTATGCAACTAAGCCTATAAATATTGTTAAAACGCTTCCAACGAACATTCCCATGCCCTTCATAAAAGCAAATCCTGTCTCTAAAGAATTAACTCTTCCCATACTGTGAGTCAAAGTCCTGTCTATAGACTTTAGCCTTGCAAAAATCTCATCCAGTTTAGCTGTATGCTCTGCAAGCGTTGCAATTACCTTGTCATTAAAATCATCATTTTTCATACTGAATTAGCCCTTCTGTACCAGCCATAATAATATTTTTCATATTTATCTGGCCTTTTTAATACAATTTCAGCATAGTGCATTAACCTAAAAGCCCTAAATCTTTCAACTTCTAAGTTCTGCACAGCTTTTATTGTCATGGCTCCAATCCTGCCATCCACAGCTATCGCTGAACCCTTCTTGTTTTTGTGATTAGCGGCCTTTTGCATAATCTTCGTTGCCCTTGATTGCCCTTGGTTTACAACGCAGTCAAAAAAGGCTTCCTGCAAATGTTCTGGAAGTCTATCGCATTTAGATGGTTTATAATACTGACTCCTGTAAATTTCAATCGCCTTCCTTTTAGTTAATGCCTTTATTTCATCAGAAGACAAATCTGTCCCTTTTTCACTTATCCCATACTTTGTAGTCCCCCCTGTATCAACCACAATTTTTTCCCCACCTTCTCTTTCTATTAGAGGTTCTATAAAATCATCAAAACGACTCATGCAAAAGCTCCTACAGATTCATTATTTTTCCTGTCATGCAAATAACATGAAACCAGTATAGCCTCATAAGTATCTTTTTTAACAGGTAACATTGGATACCTATATTTTACAACATTAATCCAATGCTTATCCATTAAAACAGGGTCATCAGGCCATAAACCAAAATAGTCCATCCATCTTTTTGACTCTATTACTTCATATTCCCAATTATAAGTATCCAGTATTCCTGTCCATCTTCCTATTTGAAAAACGCTACCATTGTCTATAATAGCACATTTTGCTTTTAAATATTTATAATTATCAAATATTTTAAGATTAAATTTTTCATAAATACTATAAGAAGACATAGAATTTCTATAAAGGATTGCCAAACATTGACCCGGAACTATACCAATAAACATCATAATTCATCTTTCAAGTTCTTAATAACCCCATTGACAATAGCGTGCTTTCCAATAACGTATCTTCCATGTACATCATTGTAGTGTTTTTTGCATTCTTTTGTATATTCATCTTCTGCTGTTTTTAAGCTATCTGTTTTCAAATGAATTTTCCCATTAGCCCAGACAATATATTTTTTTGTCGTAGAATTTGGAATATCATCATCAAACTCATAGGGTTTAAAAAATATTTTAACATCTTTACCCTTATGTGATCTTCTATAAAGGATACTACTCCCCCTTTTCTTCCTTAGCTTCCTCAAACCCAACCTTTGCAATAGCTTGATAATGATCACGCAAAACGATATTATCAGCAAGCGTAGCGTTTAAACGCCCTATCTCATTGTTTAAAGCCCCTGTTTTTTCACAGGCAAACACCTGCTCAGGTGTAAGCTCTTCTGCTGTTTTTTCAACTGTTTTACCATCTTCAAACGCCATTGTATATGTTCGAGGTTCTTGTTCTTTAGCCATTTTTTTCTCCTGCTTTGTTATTTATTTGGTTAAGGTCTGATAAAAGTTGCTCAAAATCTGCAACTTCTGAATCAATTTTTTCTTTCATTTTCTTTTTTTCATTTAACTGATTTTCAATATTCTTAATATCTACTCTTTGCACGCTGTCAGATAAAGCCTCACCTGTTGAGGGGTCAAACTTTTTTGCAACTATTTGCAATTCTTCATGTGACTGCTCAGGCTTATGAGGCCTTATGATGTTTTGCTTTTCGTCTACTATCTCAGTTACTTCAGCCTGATCTATTACTATTTTTTTTCTTACAATTACCTTGCTTTTAGATTTTAGGTTTTTATATCCTATCATTTACTCCCTCCTTGTTTGTTATTCAGCGTATTTAGCTTTTGCTTTAGTTAGTAATGCAGACTTAGCATCACTTTCTTTGGATTCTACGCTATGTTTATTTAAATATGTTTTTAGATGTGCTTCTGTCCAACTATCTGCTGGTTCACCACTTGGATAGCCATTTTGCCTTTCTGACCTATCAAGATAATCATTTCTTGCTACCACCATAGCAATCATATCATCTTCATTGGCTGGAATTTGAGTCACAGATTCATCAGCATATAGCTTTGGCAACCACTCAGCAATCATTCGTTTTTTGCAATTAGCAACCTTGCCATCTATTGCGCTATTTACCCAAGTCTCTACATCCATTAAATCATTTTTCAATACTGATTCTTCTGTAGTAGTTAATGTTCTTTTTTTAATATCCATTTTATATCCTTTGTATTATGTTATTTCGCATAGGTTGTTTCGCCTAACAAACGAGGTATCCACTAAAATATGATTGCTCTAAAAGGTCGTGACTTGCTCCACCAGCAGTACCACCAGCAAGTATTTGCACATACGCTGTATCACTTGCATCCATATCTGCTAGAATTGATAAGCCTAATGCCAAAAGAGTCACATCTTGATCAAAGCTACGAGGATCAATCGTTGAAACGTAATTCACATTTGATGTGGCTAATATTAATTGATAGTAGGTGTATGCTATTTCAGCATCTTTAATCTGTATTTGGACATTAAACTGGTATCTTCCAGTAACAGGAGCAGTAAATGTATTGGATGCAAAATTAGTACCTTGATCAAATCTTTCAGTTCCCATCACAACAGTGACTGCTGAATTTTCTGCAAAAGCATCTTGTGATGATGCTGGATGAACTAAAAATGCTGGCATTGTTGTAGACATATATTTATCAGCATAAACTGTAGCACCACTATCTTGTGCCATATAAACAGCAGTTACAGAACTATTACCAAGTGTTACAGAATTATTACCTTGTCCTGTTGCTTCATAACCTAAAGCTGTTTGATTTTCTGCTGTTGCTGAACTTGCTACTGCAAATGCTCCTATAAGAGTGTTTTGATTTCCACTTGTAATATCAGTAGATGTGGCAGTATTTCCAGATTGAAAACCTAATGCTGTATTGCTACTTCCTGTTGCATCTGATAAGCTTTGACAACCGATTGCAGTATTGTATAGGTGAGCATCCCCACCAGACATTGCATATGCCCCAACCGCAGTATTACTATGACCATCTACCACTGTACCTAAAGCAGATTCACCTATTCCAGTATTTTGTGAACCTGTCGTAAGGGCATCTAAGCTTGAAGTACCTACTGATACATTATAATCTCCTTCAGTAATGCTTCCTAATGCATTTTTCCCTACTGCAACATTATCAGTTGCTCCATTTAAAGCAGAATCCATAGCATAGTTTCCAATGGCAACATTATTATTTGATGCCGCATCTGCCCATGTTCCACCTCCTGAATCAACTCCGATAAATATATTTTCGGTGCTACCTAATGAATTATTACCAGCATTGGTATCATCCATTGCACCATAGCCGATAACTGTATTATATCCACCTGTAGTATGGACTAAACCAGCATTATGCCCAATGAATGTTGAATAGCTACCACTAGTAATATTACCTCCTGTTTGATAACCTACCGCTGTATTCCCAGCTCCAGAGGTATTATTAGCTAATGACGCAAATCCTATTGCAGTAGCTCCACTTGCCGCAGATGTTAAAACTCCTTGTAATGTTGCCGCTCCAACAGCAACGCAATAATTCACATCAGCAGTTGTAAAATTACCAAACATAGATTGACAACCGATAGCTGTATTATAATCTGATGCAGTTGAAGCTCTGTGCATTGCGCTGTATCCAAGTATAGTATTACTTCTTGAAGTAGTTAATGCTAACCCAGCTTGATACCCGATAGCTATGTTTTCAACACCAGACGTCAATGCTGTAAGAGAATTATACCCAATCGCTATTGTTCCTGTTTGGGCATTTGTGCCTGTACTGTTTAAAGCATCTGTACCTATCGCAATGTTTCCTACAATTGCTGTAGAAGCAGTATTTAAATCTCCACCTAAAAACGAATCTTTACCTATTGCTATATTGCTATCAATCGTTCCATTAGTTCCTTCATCTAATGATTGACCAGCCGCCATACCAATAAGGATATTTCCATTTTCAGCCGCACCCATTTCCTTACCAGCATTTCTACCAATAGCTACATTCGCACCGCCTGTTACCAAATCTTCTAAGGCTGTATCACCTATAGCTATATTTGAACCACCTGACGTACAGGAATTTAATGCTGTATATCCTATTGCTGTATTACCAGCTCCCGAAGTCAAATTATTTAATGCACTAAATCCAACAGCAACTGTACCACTTGCAGTAGTTTCTAAAACACCTACACTCATTGAAGCGTACCCAAGAGCAGTACAATTATTTACATCATTAGAGACTACGCTACCCATTGCATAATTTCCAAGAGCCGTATTCCCATCTAAATTAGCAGTAGCTTTTGAGAGTGCTTGAAAACCAATCGCTACATTATGGTCAGAAGTTGTTAGGTCATTTCCAGCATCTTCTCCTATAAGCAAGTTGTAATTTCCACCTGAAGCGAGAGCATTTCCAGCTAATTTTCCAAAGACTGTATTTGATGCACCACTATCATTATTAGATAGTGAAATTCTGGAGTTGTCATCAAGTAACATTCTTATGTTAGCTCCACCAGTTTGCAACGCTAACGATGCACTACTTCTTACACTACCTCTTCCAGATGCAATTAACTGAATATTGGCTTGATCTTCTCTAGAAACTTTTAAAGAAGTATCAGCACTTGCCTGTGCTACGACTAACTTTGCATCAATAGTAGATGCTCCAATACCAACATTTCCAGAGCTATCTATTCTCATTCTTTCAGCAACTGAACTTGAAGCTGAGGATGTCCAAAAACTAATTACACCATCATCTTTATTGGATGTGTCTGTACCAGACTCAAACCTAACAGAACTAACAACATTACTTGCTCCATCCCAAGTAGCATCTATCTTACCTAATAAATGGTCTGCATTTGTACCAACATTACCTTCAAATAAAAGTTGTGGAGCGTACCCAGCAGTAGTGTTATGTATTCTCATTGTAGCATTTTGAGTGCTTTCAATATGCAATAAAGACTCTGGTGAGTCAGTTCCAATACCTGCTCTAATATTGCTTGTATCTAAAACTAAATTAGTAAAATCTTCACCAAAGTGCATTTTTCTTGCATCTGGGTCAAATTTTATAGCAGTAGTCCTACCAACACCACCATCATTTAATGCCCTCATATTAAATTGAATATCTGCTCCATTAGTAGACTCTTCAATTTGCAACTTAGCTGAAGGACTTGCTGTGCCGATACCAGTTTTGCCATCCGCACGAACTACAAACCTAACATTACCAGCACTTTCATCTGCATCAGAACTATTGGTTTTAATAAACAATGGATAAGATGTAGTGTTTTCATCTTGAGTTGCTATAATTAACCCATTACCAAAATTTGTAGTATTTGTAGGGTTTGATATGTGCATAGCATAACTTGAACTATCTTGCTGAACCTTTATACCAGTAGCTCCAGTTGCACTTGCATGGTCATTTATAACAAGCATTATATTTCTAGTAGATGTATTTGATGCGTTTGAATATATATATGCTCCATTACCAGTAGTAAATGAAGAGCCATCAACATATAATCCATGCCTTGTTGTTGCATCTGTAGCTATTAATAATCCGTCTCCATTACCATTTTGGTCAATTTTTACTGCTTGTTGAGCGGCATCTTGCTTAACAAACAAAGCAGTTGTGCCAGTAGCGTTTGCATGCTCATTTATTATATGAACTAAATTTCTTGTTCCACCATTATTCTGATTAGAGTTTATATATATTATTCCACCAGTAGTTCTGCTTGTGCCTACATCATTTATATTAATTCCATACCCAGTTGTCTGTTCGGAAACATCCATATAGATGCCTTGACCATCTTGTGCTTCTGAGTCTATTGTTAAAGCTGTTCCATCAGTAGCATTTGCATCAATCGTTACTGTACCAGTAAAAGTAGAAGCACCTGAATCAAGCAAGGACATAACCTCAGTAGAGTCTCCTGTAAATATTAATGCTTGAGTATTGTAATTAGCATGAATTGACCAAATATTATCTGTACCAGAAGTATTAGTTATAGTTATCTTGCTTGAGGTGTTATCATTTCCTTTAATGTCTAAAGCTGTTGCTGGAGAGTCATTCCCAATACCGAGCTTGTTTGCCTTTATATAAACAGTATTTGAATTAGCTCCATCTGTTAATACAAGAGAATCTGCACTTGCATCATTAAATATACTTGCTTTGTCTGTACCAGCTTCTTTAAATCTTATAAACCCATCTCTATCAGCCGCAGTATCAATATCAATATATGCAGAAGCATTCGCACCATCTGATTCTACAGTTAAGAAAGTATTGTTACTTGCATGATTCTGGTATATATGTAATGCACTTCCTTGATTTGTAGGAGAGCTAGTGCCGACACCTAATGCTCCTCCGATGTTAGCCGTAATTACTCCTCCACTTGTAGAATGAAGAGTCAAAGCATCATTACCTAAAGGTGCTAATATTAAATTTC